ACCGCCTACACCGATGCCGCCACATTTAAACAGGCAATGCAGGGTGTAATCCTATACTACGAACTAGAAAAACCAATCGTCACCGACATTTCAACCCTGATACCAGATGATTTTCTGCGAAATATCGAGGTCGAGGCAGGGGGTTCAGTGACATTCAAGGGTGGTAATGACGATTACAGAATACCAGTGCCGAACGAAGAAGAGTACATCATGAAACTATCAGAAGTGGGAGGTACAACATGACAGATTTAGAAAAATCTATGGTTGAGAGCATGGGACTGACGGAAGACAATTTTCGCAAGCCCAAAGTCACCGAGATAGACAGGATAAAGGCAAACGTTGATTTTCTGGCTATGATCAGTGGCGTAGAGCTGAATGAGGTGAGCGGCGATGAGTAAGAATTATGCAAAGGTCAAGAGATACTATGACAGCCGTTTGTGGTCGGCTGCTATGGTGCACACCGCCGTCGGCAAGTGGATCACGGCTGAGGAGTATGAGATGATAACAAAGGAGGTATACCATGAAGCAGAAGTTAGCGAAACTCATTGATGTAAAGTCCATTGTAACACTGTTCTTGACAGCGGTGTTCTGCGTGTTGGCACTTCGCCGCACGATTTCAGCAGAGCAGTTCATCACGGTGTTTACTGTGGTGATATCGTTCTATTTCGGCACGCAGTCAGCCAAAAGAAAGTCAGGTGATGACGAGTGACGGAGGCAATTATCGTCGCACTGATAACAGCTGCTTCGGCGGTAGTGTGTCAGCTCGTTATAGCATCTAACAGTCGTAAGACTATGCAACAGGCGCAGTATGATAGCCAAAAACTCATTGAGTACAAGATAGACAAGCTGTCCGAGCGTGTGGACAAGCACAATTCCGTTATTGCACGGACTTACAAGCTGGAACAGGATTATGCTTTGATTGATGAGAAAATCAAGGTGGCTAATCATAGAATTGACGATTTGGAAAGGAAGTAATTTTTATGGCAAAGACATTTAAGGGCATTGACGTTTCGCAGTATCAGCAGAACATTGACTTCAAGAAGGTCAAGGCTTCGGGGGTCGATTTCGTTATCATTCGTGCAGGCTTCGGCAAGTACGCTAATCAGAAAGACCCATATTTCGAGAGGCACTACAAGGCAGCAAAGGCGGCAGGGCTAAAAGTCGGTGCTTACTGGTACAGCTATGCGGCAACTGTTGAGGAAGCAAAGGCAGAGGCTCAGACCTGTATCAACGCTATCAAGGGCAAGACGTTTGAGTATCCGATATACTTCGATCTCGAGGAGCGTTCACAGTTCGCAAAGGGCAGAGCATTTTGCAACAGCCTTGTCAAGACTTTCTGCAATGCACTTGAACACGCAGGCTATTGGGCAGGACTGTATATCAGCCGTTCGCCTTTACAGCAGTACATATCTGCCTACGTCGCTAAGAGATATGCTCTTTGGGTCGCTGAGTACGGCTCACGTTGCAACTACGGCGGCACTCATGGTATGTGGCAGTACAGCTCCACTGGAAGAGTCAGCGGTATCAGCGGCAATGTTGATATGGATATCTGCTATGTGGACTATCCTGCGAAGATCAAGTCTAAGGGCTTGAATGGTTTCAAAAAGCAGGCTATCAGACCGACTAGCAAGCCGACTACAAGCTCCACCAAGAAGACAGTGACGTACACTGTGAAGCGTGGTGATACGCTCTCAGGCATCGCTAAGCGGTACAAGACCACTGTTGCGAAGCTTGTCAAGGATAATGGTATCAAGAACGCTAACCTCATTTATGTGGGGCAGAAGATAAAAATCAAATAG